TATATACATGAGAGGTATGTACTCAAAGTGGGAAATCATAAACGGTGATTACTGGAAAATAGATTGGCCAGAAGCAGACATCTATTTGCATAAAGATTTTCCTGAAGGTGTACCGATTCATAAGAGAGCAAATATGCAAGGTCTCTTAGATAAGTTGTGGCCACCTCAAGAATACGATCAAGAATCTGATACAGATATAGGAATTAAAATGTACACAATCGATAATCACAGAGCATTTACAGAGTTGCAAAGACTGGATGAAAGTTTTAATAATAAGTAACTTCAGAGTTGGAAGTTGGATGTTACATGATAGATGGGTTAGAGATGGATGCTTGGGATTGGGTGAGATTATAAATGACCGATATAGTGAGAGAGATACCGTGTTGAGTCATTGGTTATCACATGAAGGAGACATGGTATCAATTTTACACCCCATACAATGGTATGAAGGTGATCATGCTAAAATAATAGAGGATGCAGATAAGGTAATTTACTTACAGAGAGAAGACACACTACAACAAACAGTAAGTTATGCAATTGCATCAAAGGAACAAAAGTGGATGGATGAAAGAAATCCTTACACTGAAAAAATTTACGAGGATGAGTTGGATGAATCATACAAAGTATTACACATGCAACATGATATCATACAGCAGCTGTATGATAGATATCCAAGTGAGGTTCTAACATTAGAAAAACACTTTACTCATAACCCGTATAAAAATAGATACGAATATGAAGGGGATTGGAAACCTCAAGAGAATTTATGGTTAAACCAGTAAACGAAGGATATCTTGGTAACACTCTCATCAAGAGAAGTGGTATTGAGACACAGTACACGGAAGAAGAACTTCAAGAATACATGAAGTGTTCTCAAGACCCTGTACACTTCATCGAAAATTATACACAAATCATCTCCCTTGATGAGGGTATGGTTCCGTTTGAGCTTCGTGGTTATCAAGAAAATCTAATCAATTTTTATAACGAAAACCGTTTTAACATTGTACTTGCATCAAGACAGTCAGGTAAATCCATCACATCGTGTGCATATCTATTATGGTTCTTACTGTTTCATCCTGAAGTGACCGTTGCAGTTCTTGCTAACAAGGGTGCAATTGCAAGAGAGATGATTGCAAGAATCGTAACCATGTTAGAGTCTGTACCATTCTTTTTGCAGCCAGGAGTAAAGATTCTAAACAAAGGTTCAATAGAATTTGCAAACGATTCAAAGGTGGTTGCAGCTGCAACATCGTCAAGTTCGATTCGTGGTATGTCAATCAACCTACTGTATCTTGATGAGTTTGCATTCGTGGATGATGCAGATACATTCTATACTGCAACTTATCCCGTTGTGACATCAGGTAAAGATTCAAAGGTTATTATCACATCCACTGCAAACGGTGTGGGTAATATGTTCCATAGGATATATGAATCTGCAGTTCATGGTCAATCAGAGTATAAAAGTTTTATAATAAACTGGTATGACGTGCCTGGGCGTGATGAAGAATGGAAGAAGATGACCATTGCAAACACCTCAGAAGCACAGTTTGAGCAAGAATATGGTAACTCATTTTTAGGAACAGGTAATACTCTGATCAACTCAGATACCCTACTTGGATTAAAGATTTGGGAACCTGAATGGAATAGAGATAATGTTCAGATATATAAGAAACCAAAAGAAGGTCATGACTACATCTGTACGGTAGACGTTGCAAAAGGAAGAGGTATGGACTACTCCACCTTCTCCGTGTTTGATGTGTCTACGAAACCTTTTGAACAGGTAGCAACATTCAGGGATTCTATGATAAGTCCCATGCTGTTTCCTGATATTATAAATAAGTATGTACGAGCATACAACGAAGCATTAGTTATCATTGAAAACAATGCAGAGGGTGGAATGGTTGCAACTCAGTTGCACTATGATATCGAGTATCCTAACGTCTTTGTTCAAGGACAATTAAAGGCAGAAGATATCGGAGTTACCGTTAATAAGAAAATTAAACGGATAGGCTGTTCTACACTTAAAGAATTGTTGGAAGAAGGACGATTGTCCATTGTAGATCGTGCAACTATAACTGAATTGATGACCTTTGTCACAAAAGGAAATTCCTTTGAAGCAGATAGAGGATACCATGATGATATGGTTATGAATTTAGTATTATTCAGTTGGTTCATCACAACTGAGTATTTTTATCATCTAACTGATACACAGGTTAAAGATTTACTGTATGCTGAACAGCAGAAGATGATAGAGGAAGACATACTACCAGCGGGAGTATTTGGTACTGAATCAGGTAACTCCACGTTTGTTGACGGTGATGGTCAACGGTGGTATACAAAAGATATGGATAATGAAGTAAAGTGGTAGTTAGAATTCATAAAGTTATAAATAAAACAGTAAACAACTTTTTACATTAACAGGAGAAAAATATGGCATTTCAAGTATCACCAGGCGTACAAGTCAAAGAAGTTGACTTGACAAATGTTGTGCCTGCAGTATCTTCTACTATTGGAGCATTCTGTGGGGCATTTAGATGGGGCCCTGTTGATGAAGTAGTATCAGTTTCAGACGCTAAGCAGTTAGTAGATCACTTCTTTACACCCGCTAATACAGACGCAGGTGCAGAAGATTTCTATTCTGCAGAATCGTTTTTAAGATATGGTTCATCGTTAAAGGTTGTTCGTGTTGCGAGTGCAACTGCCTATAATGCAAATGACGGTGGAGACACCGATGCTGTCATCAAGAATCTCGTTGATTACAACGCAGACTATGAAGATGGTGGAGAAGCTGCAAACGTAGGTCAGTGGACTGCAAAATATCCAGGCGAACTTGGAAATTCACTGAAAGTAGCAGTATGTGCATCATCCGATGCATATTACAATGATAACTTGACTACAACTTCTGCAGAAGAAGCTGTTGGTCAAACAGTTATTTCAGTAACTTCCGAGACAGGATTCACAGTTCGTGATATCGTAAGGTTTGGAACTGACACTCAAGAATATAGAGTGACAGCAACAGCAACAGGAACTATAACCGTAGAAGCCCTAAACAAACCAACTGGAACTGGACTAGTAACAGCAGTTGCATCAGGAACACAGGTTCATAGATATTGGGAGTTCTATGGTCAATTCGATAGAGCCCCAGGCAAGTCACAATCTGCAGAGAAAGTATCAGGTGCAAGTGATGACGAATTACACGTTGTTGTAGTAGACGAAGATGGAACTATCACAGGTTCACAACATACAGTATTAGAAACTTATGGTTTCTTAAGTTGTGCAACTGACGGTAAAGACCCTCAAGGTGTCTCATCTTACTACAAACAAGTAATTAACGCTGAATCCAAATGGGTTTGGTGGACAGGTCACACTACCGACACTCACGCTGCAACAAACAGTTCTACAAGTCACTTAGACTCAGCAACAACTGCATTCGGAAGACCTTCTGCACCAATCAACAATAGTTTGGCAGACGGTGCTGACGGAACAGACGTTACCGCTGGAATCAAGTATAACGGTTACCTAGACATGTTCGGTGACCCTGAAACAATCGATGTTTCATTCTTGATTGCTGGTTCAACAAGAACTACAGGTGGTGACCTAGTTGCAGATCACAACAGTATTGTAAACGAATTAATTCAATTAGCAGAGTCAAGAAAAGACTGCATAGTCGTTGCTTCACCAAGAAAAGCATCAGTCGTAAATGTATCTTCAGAATCTACTGCAGTAGCAAATGTTAAAGCAGATTACTCTTCAGTAACTTCTTCTTCATATGCAGTGTTAGATTCAGGTTGGGTTTACCAATATGACAGATACAACGATAGATATGTTTGGGTGCCCGGCAATGGACACACAGCAGGTATCATGGCAAGATCAGACTTACTTAGAGACCCATGGTTCTCACCAGCAGGTTTCTCAAGAGGTCAATATCTTGGAATTACAAAACTTGCATTGAACCCATCACAAGGTGCAAGGGACGAACTCTATCAAGCAAGAGTCAATCCAATTGTAACATTCCCAGGCCAAGGTACAGTTCTATTCGGTGACAAGACTGCATTAAGTTCATCTTCTGCATTCGACAGAATCAATGTCAGAAGACTTTTCATCGTACTAGAGAAAGCAATCGCAACAGCTGCAAAAGCACAACTCTTTGAATTCAATGATGCATTCACTAGAGCACAGTTTAGAGCTGCGGTTGAACCTTTCCTAAGAGATGTTAAAAATAGAAGAGGTCTAACAGATTTCGCAGTATTATGTGATGAAACAAACAACACTGATTCAGTCATCGACAGAAATGAGTTTGTATGTTCTATCTTTGTGAAACCTGCTAGAAGTATTAACTTTATCACTCTTAACTTCGTGGCTGCAAGGTCAGGGGTTGAGTTTGAAGAAATCTACGGAGCAGTTTAAGGAGTAAAGAATGGCAACAATAGACGAATTTAAAGCACAACTGATCGGTGGTGGCCCACGTCCAAACCGATTCAAAGTCTTCATTCCTAGAGCAGGTAATAAGATTGAATTCTTATGTAAGGCTGCTGCAATTCCGGCTGCTACCCTAGGTGAGATTTTAGTTCCTTTCAGAGGACATAATCTCAAATTGGCAGGGGACAGAACTTTTGAAGATTGGTCAATCACTATCATCAATGATTCCGAGTTTTCTGCTAGGTCAGCTTTGGAAGCGTGGCAACAAGACATTCAAGAACTTGACTCAGGTATAGGTATGGCATCAAATGACTACCTATTGTCAAGAGCATTTGTCGAACAACTAGGTAAAGATGATTCAGTCCTTGCGAGATATGAGTTCTTCAACATGTTCCCTAAAAACATCGCTGCAATCGAGTTAAACTACGAGACTGCAGATCAGTTGGAGGAATTTACAGTTGATTTCACATATTCTCATTGGGAAAGAGTCAAGTAATAATAGTGAAAATTCCCCAATAATTGGGGTATAAATAATATTATGGAATTATTCGGGTTTGAAATTACTCGTAAGAAAGACGAGTTAAGAGCAACGGAGGTAAAGAATGCCAAGTCATTCGTACCTCCCGTTGACGATGATGGCACTCCTGTTATACAACAACAGGCGGGTTACATATCAGGAGGTGCATATGGTGCCTTCGTTGATATGGAAGGTAACATTAAGAATGAGGCAGAACTCATTCGTAGATACCGTGAAACATCATTAGTACCCGAGTGTGATTCAGCAATAGAAGATATTGTCAATGAGTGTATCACATCTGATATAACGGATAGAATTGTTGCACTCGATCTCAGAGATGTTAAACTCTCTGATAGCATCAAGAATAAGATGCAAGACGAGTTTGCACACATCCTATCTCTAATGAAGTTCAATCAGAACTCTCATGAAATTTTCAGAAAGTGGTATGTTGATGGAAGAATTTACTTCCATAAAGTCGTTGATAGCAAACGACCAAAATTAGGTATTGTAGACCTAAGAAACATTGACCCACTTAAAATCAAGAAGGTCAGAAATGTTGAGAAAGAGAAAGACCCTAAGACTAAGATCGAAAGGGTTAGTAAGATCGAAGAATTTTACATGTTTAATGATAAAGGATTCGATAAATCTACCTCATCAGATGGTAATGTAGTTAAGATTGCCCCTGAGGCAGTGACATACACTACCAGTGGACTACTAGATTACAGCAGAAATGTTGTAATTGGTTATCTACATAAAGCATTGAAGACTGCAAATCAGTTAGCAATGATGGAGGATGCACTTGTTATCTATAGGATTTCAAGAGCTCCCGAGAGAAGGATATTCTACATTGATGTAGGTAACCTTCCAAAAGCAAAGGCAGAACAGTACCTTGCTGATGTTATGCACAAATATAGAAATAAATTAGTGTATAATGCAGAGACAGGTGAGATCAAAGATGATCGTAAACACATGTCAATGTTAGAGGACTTTTGGTTGCCAAGAAGAGAGGGTGGTAGAGGAACAGAGATTACCACACTCCCAGGCGGTCAGAACCTTGCAGACATAGACGATATTGAATACTTCAAGAAGAAGTTATATCAGTCATTAAACGTGCCTGCAACGAGATTAGAAGCAGACAATGGATTTAACATGGGTCGTGCATCAGAAATCTCAAGAGATGAACTTAAATTTAATAAGTTCACAAACAGACTTCAGAAGAAGTTTGCAAGAGTTTTTACAGACATCCTTAGAACTCATTTAGTTCTAAAGGAAATAGTAACTGGAGAAGAGTTTGATAAGTTCAAAGACTTCATCCAGTATGAATTTGCGACTGACAACCACTTTACAGAGTTGAAGGAAGCAGAGATTCTAAGGGAGAGATTAGATACCCTTGGAACTATTTCTGAGTACGTTGGTAAATACTATTCAAACGATTACGTTAGGAAGTATGTACTCAGACAAACAGAAGAGGACATCAAACTCATCGACCAACAGATTAAAGACGAAGGTAGTGATGAGGAAGGTGGAGAAGACAACGATGACGGCTTTGGAGGATTTTAATAATGAGTGAAGACATCAGTAGAAGAATTGTTGATGAGATTGAAGCAGGTAAACTTGAGACTGCAAAACAAAGTATTTTTGATGGTATCAAGGGAAAGGCTGCAGAACACGTTGACATGAAGAGAGTCGAGAAGTCTGTTAACTGGTTAGAAACAGACACTACGAGTGAAGAAGAGTAATGAAGTCGTTTGCTGATATGTCTCAGGAACTTCATGAGGCAAAGTTTAATTGCCCTGAAGGACATGAGATCATCAGGAGAGAAACACTTAAGTTCGGTGAGGACACTATAAGTATAGTATACACTGAATGTGAAGAAGGTTTTACTGTATTTCTAAACGGACAAGATATACAGGAAACTTTCGAGGATGAGGAATCCTTGAATATTGGTATGCAATCTGTGAAGAAAATGTTAAAAGACATGTCCGAAGAAGGTATATCACTAGAGGGGTTGATAAATGAAATTAATATCGGAATTTAACGACTATGCAATAAGTCCCGTTATAGTCGAGGGCAAAGAAGATGGTAAGAAAGATTACTTCATCGAAGGTATCTTTATGCAATCTGAGATTAAAAATCGTAATGGTAGAATCTACCCCAAAGAAGTAATTCAAAAAGAAGTTAAGAGATATAACAAAGAGTTCGTAGAACAAGATAGAGCATTCGGAGAACTGGGACATCCCGAAGGGCCTACAATTAATTTAGACAAAGTATCTCACATGATTACCAAGTTAGAAGAAGATGGTAATAATTTTGTGGGACGTGCAAAGATTTTAAGTACACCAAATGGTCAAATCGTAAAGAATTTGATAGATGATGGTGCTAAACTGGGGGTTTCTTCTAGAGGTCTAGGTTCACTAGAGTCAAAAGGAAACGCACAGTATGTAAAAGACGATTTTCAACTTGCAACAGCAGGTGATATCGTTGCAGACCCGTCTGCACCTGAGGCCTTCGTAGAAGGAATCATGGAAGGTGTTGAGTGGGTATATGAGAGTGGTATCTTGAAAGCAAGAGATATTGATGAGATGCAGAGAGAAATGAGGTCTGCTAAACTCAATAAACTTGAAGAAACCAAATTGAATCTATGGAAAAGGTTCGTTGAAAGCCTTTAACATATAAATAAAAAAGTAATCTTTATAACAGGAGAAATTTATGTCAGATTTAGATAACCAATTAGAGAATGCCCAAGAGGTAGTGTCTGAAAAGGCTCCTACTGATATGGCAGAAAAAGGTGACAAATCTGCTCACAAGCAAGGTTCCAGTGATGCTGAGAAAATAGAATCAGGCAAAGCTGAAGTCGTCAAACCCGAAGAAAATCCTGTTGACGGAGCTGTTAAAAGCATCAAAGATGCAGAATCCAAAACTAAACCAGTTAAGGATGCTGTAAACAAAGGTGCAGAAAAAGGAGACAGCAAAGCAGACAAATTAAAAGAAGATGAAGATTCCAATTCAGAGGACACAATTTCAGAGAAAGGTGTTTCTAAGATGGAAAGCATCAAGGCTGCAGTCGACAGTATGAAAGGTCTGACAAAAGAAGAATTGACTAAGTTGTTTAGTTCTTTGTCAGAAGATGAGGTCGATGAATCCTTGACTAAAGCAGAAGTTGCTCGTAACATTGTAGAAGCTTTGAAAGCTCTTTCTCAAGAAGACGTTCAGAAGTTCGTTAAAACCTTAGAGGGTTATGGAATGGAAGACGAAGAAGAGGAAGATGAGGACGAAAAAGAAGAGTCCGTTAAAGAAGAAGCTGATGCAGAAATCGAATCTTCATTAGTTGAGATTGAAGTAGATGACGACCTATCAAAAATCTCTGAATCATTAGATTTATCAGAAGAAAATGCTGAGAAAGCAAAGACTATCTTTAAGGCTGCAGTATCATCTAAGGTCGAAGAAGCTAGAGCAGAACTCGAAGAGCATTATCAAACAGAATTAAAATCCCAAGTAGAAACTGTCAAAGAAGAATTAACTTCTTCAGTAGATAAGTATCTATCCTATGTTGCTGAAGAGTGGACGAAAGAAAACGAACTTGCAATTGAAAGGGGTTTGAGATCAGAAATGACTGAAAACTTCATTGAAGGACTTAAGAAGTTGTTCGTAGAACACTACGTTGAAGTACCTGAAGATAAGTATGACGTTATGGACGAACTCGCAAATCGTCTTGACGAGATGGAACAGAAACTTGATGCAGAAGTTTCCAAGAACATGGAAATTACTGAAGAGTTAGGTTCACTCAAGAGACAAAATGTTGTGAACAAGGCATGTGAAGACTTGTCTGAATCACAAAAAGAGAAAATGGTTTCCCTTGCAAACGGTGTAGACTTCACAGACGAAGCAGATTTCGAAGAGAAAGTTGCTGAAATCAAAGAAGCTTATTTCGGTGTTGAAGGTGAGACTATTGCTGAAGAAACTGTGCAAGAAGAAGGAACAGGTGATTTCTCCGAAGAATCATCTCAAGGCAAAGTTCTTGACCCTTCAATTGCAAGGTATTCAGAGGCATTAACTAAACTAAAACCATTAGGTTAATTAAAGGAGTAAAACTCAAATGTTTTTATCAGAAAACTTACAAGAGAAGTGGGAGCCGATTCTAGAGCACTCCGATCTACCTAAGATCGAAGACAACTACAAGAAAGCTGTCACAGCAGTTATACTCGAAAACCAAGAGAAAGCTCTTAACGAAGAGAGAGCAACTCTTGAGGAAGCTGCACCTTTAAACTCTACTGGTACTCCAATCTCTAACTGGGATCCAATTTTGATCTCATTGGTGAGAAGAGCTATGCCAAATCTCGTTGCATACGACATTTGCGGTGTTCAACCTATGACAGGCCCAACAGGACTTATCTTTGCTATGAAAGCAAGATATAACGACTATCCTACAGAAGATAGACTTGACAATTCAGAAGCTTTGTTTAACGAAGCTCGTTCAGGTTATTCTGCTGCAGGAGCTCCTACTGCAGGCCCAGCTGGTTCCGACCCAGTAAGTGACCCATTTGATTCAACCGGCCC